CAGGAATCCAAGCCCCAACTAACCCCAAGCTCATCAGAAGAGAAATGCCACCAGGATTCCTTCGTTCTCCGTTGGAACACCAATCAGCATAAGGCATTTGGCAAGAAACGCCCTGAAAGGGCAAAAGCCTTATAAACACAAAAAGCCGAACCTCTTTGAAGAAGTTCGGCTTTTTAGTGGTACCACCAGGAATCGAACCGGGGACACAAGGATTTTCAGTCCTTTGCTCTACCAACTGAGCTATGGCACCATACCTTTACAGATGATTTCTCATTTGCGGGTGCAAAGGTACAACAATTATTTGATTCCACCAAATTTTTAAGTGAAAAACTTTTCAAAAAAGATAAAAAAGTGCTTTTTTATTTGGTATTATGGAGATTTTGGTGTACCTTTGCACCGTCTTTGTACTCATAAGTACCACAAAACGGGATTTAGCGCAGTTGGTAGCGCACGTCGTTCGGGACGATGAGGTCGCTGGTTCGAGTCCAGTAATCCCGACGAAAAGCCGGTAAATGTGCCATAAACACTGAGGATTTGCCTCAGTCGATGCCAAAATGGTCGGTACAATTTCGGTATCACTCCTATATACATTATTAATAATAGGCTGTATCTGAGAAAAATTAAAGATATGGCTAAAAAAAATTATGCTCCAAATTCGAATGACACAGTACTTAGCAGTGTCATTGGCTGGAAACCACCAGTTTTTCATCAGGCATCTGAATGTTATATCTCCTTCATGGCGTTTGATCCAGGCATCAACCGCATGCGGAAGAAAAAAATCATGCTCGATCATGTTAAGGGCAAGCGGAACCAGCGCGCCTATGCCGACCAGATTATCAAGAATCTCACAGAGAAGCTCATGGCAGGCTGGAATCCTTGGATTGAGGCTCTGCAGCCTCTGGAATATACGAAGTGGGAAGACGTTCTCGATAGATATAAGGCTTATCTAACAAAAATGTGCAATGAGGGAAGTATGCGTGAGGAGACTTTTGTTGACTACAGCAGCCGTGTACGGATCTTGGAAAGATGGAAGAAAGAAAAAAACATAACTCTCAATTTTTCTTATCAATGGGACAAAAGTAATGTGAGCAAGTTCCTGGACTACATTTTCATCGACAGGAATAATACAGTATTGACTCGCAACAACTATCTTGCCTGGACTAAGAGTTTCTCCGCTTATCTGTTGGCTCGAGGCTATATACCCAAGAACCCAGCAGAAGGTTTAGAGCGTATCAAGAACAGGCAGAAGAAAAGCAGAGATGTCATACCTGACTGCACCATGCAGCTCATCAGAGATTATCTGATGGAGCATAACAGGCACTATCTGCTGGCGTGCGAAATCATTCACTACCTCTTCATCCGTCCTCGAGAGATGTCCTATCTCAGAATCTGCGATATCCATGTAAAGACTCAGACAATCACTCTGCATGGAGAGAACACGAAGAACGGCAATGATGCCGTGATCACCTTGCCGACTCATGTCATCAAGCTGATGATGGAACTCAACATCTTCTCACACCCAGGGCAGGACTACCTTTTCTCTGACGGGTTCTGTCCCGGACCGGAAAGAAAGAATGAGAAAATGTTCCGAGACTACTGGACTCGTGTCCTGAGGAAGGAACTGAAGCTCTCACCTCGCTTCAAGTTCTACAGTTTGAAGGACACAGGCATCACCAATATGCTGCGGGCAAATGCCGATGTCTTGTCGGTCAGAGACCAGGCGAGGCACTCATCTATACTCATCACAGACATCTATACGCCTAAGGATATACAGAAGGCGAATGAGTATATCAAGAACTATCAGGGTATCCTATAATATAATAAGGTGGAGAGCTAACTGCTCCCCACCTTATTATATATATTATGATTGCATGTAAAAATAGCCTGTGTAAACTGGCTCGATGGCATCATCCTTGACTTCCATCTCTATTTTCTCGCATACAAATTTCTTGTTGCGGATGATGTATATCATGGATGGATCCGGTATGTCATCAGACTTGAACTTGACCTCCATGCAGTTTTTATTGTCTATATGGAAAGCCTTGCTATGGAACTCTGCTAATGATACTGCACCATTGGCTACTGAATTCAGGGATAGCGAAAAATTATTGCCGGCAGTCACTAATATACCCTCATAAGTATAATCACTGTTAATGCGATAATCTGTGATGAACATTGGCCATCTTGATTTTTCACCTACCCATGAAATCCTGCCGTATGGCACGTTAAATGCCTGCACTTTGCCTGGCAGTATGAAAAAGACACTCATGACCTCCTCTTCAGCTTCGCTGTCATCCATGCTTGACTCATCATCTATGGCATCCTGTACGGATGTGTAGCTATATCCGTCATCATCAACATCGCACTCCTTGGAATCCGCTTCTTTGTCATTAGGTATTGACAGCAGGCAACGCTTCTCGTAGTAATTATCTTCTAGTAATCCTGTCCTGAAATTGATATCTTCTACAACTTGTGCTGCAGGAGAAATGCTCAGATCGACATATTCATCAGAAGAACTGTCCCTGATTAACGGTGACCATACACCTGCCATCTGCCATGTTTTCGTACCATCCTCATTCTCTACATATATGTAGTAACTTCTGAGGTACTCAATAATAGTCTGCCGTTTTTTCTTCTCAGACCATCCCATTGTAGTCTGAGAAAACTGATCGAGCACGCCGAAATAATCGACACTCTGAACGATATTGAAGTTGTCAAAAACCTTCTTTGGTATGCTCTCATAGTTCCCTCTATTGGCTGAACCATCCATTTTGTACTCCAGGTTCGCAGTTGCAGAAGTGCTGAAAGAACCGTCTTCGTCATAGTCTGCCGAATATTCATCCAGCGGTTCTATCTCAATAGAATCTGCAGAACTCAACTCTGAGGAACTGATGACGCTGCAGGTCTTCTGGACTTCATCGAAGTAGATGGAGGCATTGAAGAGTTTCCGGAATTCCTCAATAAATGTATAGCTTGTCCAATGAGGTAGTGCCCTTCTAATCTCGCGAGTCTTGTAGGCAGAAGCTATATAAAGCTGGTTCCATGGCTTGCAGTCAAAATCGTTGCGCTTGATAGTATATCCTTCGTATTCTACTACTTTACGAAAGATATACATCAGGTTGGGCTGAACAGCTAGGTTAGAGATAAATGGTGCATTGTAGCCAATAAATTGTTTCGTTTTATCTACTCCAACAAAATTTGCAATCATATCATTTGTTTCGTCCCGTACAGGTACGAAGCACCATTTTCCTTCCACTCCCAGGAACTTCGTCTTATCTTCATCTAATCTGTAAATTTCAGTTATTCTGTCCTTGAACTTCTGTGACCAGCCCTTACCAACATCATATCCCGGCTTATCTGCTGTACCAAACTGAATTTCGTCTATGTAGTGCTTCTCCATGCGGTCGTTGAACTTGATGCGTGATTTGCCTCCGACTATCTGCAGTTTGATTTCTTTCTCATTCACGGAGAGTATGGTACCAACACCGCTCATGATGAGCTGGCTGTTACAGTACAGCTTGCAGTCATCGTATTTGGCGATATTCTTCTTGACTTCCAAGCGTGAGACATTCTTGAATATGACACGGTTCTCCAGGATATTCATGGGGAAGGTGATGTCATAGGTGTACTCACCATCATCGGTGACATACTGGTTGGCGTATGTCACCTTGATTGATGATGTAGAAATGGGATAGGCCTTATGGCCATTGATGATGCATGTTATCATATTCCACTACTTATTGTTTAAAATGCGCTGATAATCCTGCAGTCTGCGGTGCAGACCTCTACGTCCAGATATCGGAACTTCAACCTCAATGCCATCGTCAAGAGTCTGTGCCAGACGGCTGACGGCTGCATTGACACCATCGAGGGACTGGCGTACTTCGGTGTTATCATTGTTGACATTGACAACAGGAGCCACCACGGTACTGCTTCCCTGTCCCAGAGAACGTGTGATGTCATCAGCGGTCAACGAGCCAACTGTATTGGAGCGCTGGGCCCTATCGATGAGGTCGAGAGCTGGACGGATGGAAGAGTTGTTGACGGCATTGTGATTAGCCACGAACTCGCCTTCGTGAACCACTCCTGCCTCCTTTCGGTAGCGGTTGCCACCGGTGTAACCACCCTCGTAGTAACCTGCAGCCTCTGCCTGGTGCTGCTTCTTGATAGCAGCAAGCTGTATCATACCTGCAGCTGTGGCCATACCTGCTGCAATAGGAGCTAATGTCCAACCTATTGTTGGTATAGCTGCAGCAGATGCATAGGCATTGATAGCAGACATTGCTGTAGATGCTATCGCCTGCGCAATTTCTATCTTCATGGCTTTTTTGTTAGCCTTGGACTTCGCTGCGGCCAGTTCCTTGTCTCTCTTCTCCTCCAACTTTTTCTTTTTCTTCGAGTTGTTGCCAGCTGCAGCAATCTGCTTTTCGTAGTTCTTGGAGATTTTCGCCTGCTCGAGGTCAGAGCATGCCTGAGCATATGACGATGACGCAGATAGAATACCGTTGATACCATTGTAAACAACAGCTGTCTTTTCAACCAGGTCATTGAGGTAATCAGAGGTGACCTGCGCTTTCGCCTGCATGTATGCAGCATGGTTCTGCTTGTCATTGCCATATAATTCCTTCAACTTCTCCATGGTGTTCTGGTAGTTCTCAACTTGTGAAGAGAAGTAGCCACCCAGAGTTGCATTGCCGGTCGACTGGGACTCCCCTGCTGCAGCCCTGGCGCTGTTGACCATCTCTGATGACTTATCATTAATCTTCAGCTGAGCGCTACCTGCTCCATGGTCAGCAGCATCTATCTGCGCTCTCTGGGCAGCAAACTGCTTGGTTATCTCCAACTTCATCTGCTGATATTCCTCCTCCTTGATCAATCCATTCTTGTAGAGATTGTCAAGGCCATTGAGGTACATAGTTTCCTGTGCCTGCAGGTCTTGCTTACCGAACTGCTGACGCAACTCCTTCAGCTGGTTCTGGTATGTCTCCTGCATCTGCAGCTGGTGGTCGAGCTCAGCCTGTTCCATCTCAGCCTTCAGATCCAGCCACTCCTCGCTGCCCTCTCTGTCTTTGTAGAGTGCAAGACGTTTTTTCATGGCTTCGACATCATTCTTATATAGGGCTTCATTGAGAGCGGTATCATTCTGATAGATTTTCGAATTGACATCATAATATTGTGCTTTGATGCTAGCCTCCTTCTGCAGGCGTTCACGCTCAATGGTCTGCTCATTCATCTTCTGAATGGCAGCATCATGTTGCTTGACAACATTGACCTGGTTGTCGAGCAACTGCTTATACTCGTTGCTCTCTTCACCATATAGCTGCTTCAGCTTTGCAAAGCCCTTGATCTGTATGTTTTGACGGTCATCGATGAACTGCTGATAGGTTTTCTTGCCTTCTGCATAGGCTTTGGCGTTGTCTGCCATCAGTTCGTTGGTCTCAGCCTTGATGCTATCGGCAGCCTGCTTCTGCTTGCGTTTGGCTTCAGCCTGGCGCTTACGTGCCTCGGCTGCAGCTGCCTTCTCTGCCTTGACACGAGCCTTGCGCTCTTTTTCTGAAACCTGATGAGTGACGGCTGTACTCTGCTTCTTAATGATTGTACCATCATTGCCCTTGCCATTGTAGCCATTGTTGCGCCATGGTTCCGGATCATTGATTTCGAAATGCTGAGACTCAAGTTGTTTAATCTTATCGATGAGCTTCTGCTGGTACTGCTTTTCACGCTCAATGCTCTTGTTCATCACATCGATGAACACTTCTTTGTTGTCGGAAGCTAAGTTTAACAAATTAGTTTTACCACTTGCAAACGGATTTATACGCCCCCAAACTTTTGTCCAGAATCCACGCTTGTCGTTGTCTGCTTCGTTTAGTATGTCTTCTTGTTCAGCCTGCTTTGCTATAGACTCAGCAAGTTTCTTTTGCAAGCCATCGATGACGATCTTCTTTTTCATCATGTCGATGTACGACTGAATCTGCCTTGTTGCCTGACCTGTGCGAACAGCCTCTTCAGTAATGTTGCCCAGGTGCTGACTCATCAGCTTGCCGTTGAGTTCCTCCAGTGCAGCCTTGCGGTCAGACTCGGCACTGGTGTTGGACTGGATGGCTGAAACGAGACGCATGATGGATGCTTCCTCTTCTGATGCCTGCTTGTTGGCATCTGTCACGGCATCATTGTAGTCACGCTGCGCCTGCTCTGCGGTGCTCGTCTCCTTAGATAAGGTAACGATTGCTGCTGTGAGGCCTACGACAACAGCTATCACGGCTGTGATAGGGTTGGCCAATAAGACCTTGTTCCATAACATCTGCGCTGCTGCAGTCAGTTTTATTTCACGTGTCAACGCCATCTGAACAATTGCCATGGTCTTGAGAGCAGATGTCTTGAGCCCCACAAGGACGAGATGCGCCTTCTCGCGCAGAATCATGATGTTGAGCCATGCCATCTGCGCCTTGTCTGCTATCAACTTTGCTTTAGAGACTGCTGTATAGGTGACGATGGCAGCTGTCAGCACAATTAATATGCGCCAATAATCTTTGACGAAATCAACGAGTGTGGAGAGTGCCCGAACTCCGAGACTGGCTGCAGATATGCAATATCGTGCTGCAGGATAGAGTTTCTGACCCAATTCGATGGACAGATCCAGGAACTTCTTGCTCGCCTTGTCAAGTTGAGCTTGTACACTCTCGTTCTGTGTCTCGAACTCATTGAGGACGGATTTGCCTTCGGAATAGGCTTCGTTTGCCAGGTTCTGGGCAGTCTTGATGTCATCGAGTTTATCTGCGAGGACGGTTAGGACACCAGTAGCCCTGGATCCATCCATCTTCATTTCTTCGAACATTGGTGCAAGGTCGGCAAAACCGCCCTTGGCTCGCATGGCTGCCAGGAACTGGAGAAGTGCGCCGTTGGCGTCCTCCTTTAACGTCTTTGCGAATTCCTTGACATTGAGACCTGCAATCTGAGCAAATTTTGCGGAGTCCTGGAACATCTTGGCCAGAAGGTTCTGCACAGCTGTTGCCGCCGTCTCATCCTGCTGCATGTTCTGGTCAAGGACAGAAGCGAGACCCATGATCTGTGCCTGCGTGAAGCCTGCCTGCTTGCCGACACCTGCCACACGGGCGGTGAAATCAACGAGATAACCGGCAGAGGCAGAGGAATTCTGAGCCAGTTCATTGACTGCAGAACCTGTCGCCAACATGGCACCTCGCAGACCTTTGGTCTTGTCTTCGCCGAACATCTGGGCGAGCTTGCCGATTTGGGAGACTGCCTTGTCTCCGAGGTCATCACCGAGGGCGACATTGATTTTATCGGCACCATCGACAAAATCTTCAACTGCAGCAGTCGATGTGATGCCTAGTCTGCCGGCATCCTCTGCCAGTTGGTTGAGTTTCTGGCGAGGTGTGCGGGTATCCAACTGCTTGAAGTCTTCGTTCATGCGCTCGACTTCCTCGGCAGCCTGCCCAGTGTACTTGCGGACGTTGGTCATCTCATCGTCCATCTTAGCATACTCCTCCACACACTTCTTGACTGTGAAGGTGATGCCGGAGATGGCTGCGACCGCACCAAGAGCAAGACCCTGCATGCGGTTGAACCAGTCAGCAGAGCGTTTTATCCAGGACTCTTGAGCTACGCCCTCGGCTCTGACAGCCTGCAGCTCAGCCTTCAGCTGCTTTGCCTGCAACTGCATCTGCTTGAACTGCTCGGTACCACGCTGCATGCCCTGCATCTGCTGGTTCAGTGCCTTGATGGAGTACTCCAGGTCACGGATGGAGGAGGTCTTGAGGTTTGACATGGTGTTGTTGACCAGCTGCATCTGACGCTTGGTCTCCTTGATGTCCACATTGGTGCTGTCTATCTCCTTGTCATACTTCTGCATGAGGGTGACCACCTTCTGCTCGCTCTGTCGGATGCGTTCCAGCTCTGACTCGACCAGCTTCAGCTGCGAAGCTCGAGAGGCGTACATGGTAGATGTCGGGTCGTAGTCAGCCATCTGACTACGTAGCTTGGAAGCTGTGAAGTTGAGGTCATTGAGTGAAGCATGTTTCAGGTTTGACACCGTTGCGGTCATGCGTCTCGCTTCCTCATCAGCCTTGCGTGTCGCGCCCTTCAGGGCAAGCATCTGCTCCTTAACCTTGGAGAGTTGAGCGTCCAATTTTGCAAAGTCTGAAGGGTCAGATGCTGCCTTCATCTGCCCCTTCAGATGTCTAGCTGCCTTCTCCAGCTGTCCGAGGCTTGCACTTGACAGATTGTCGAGTGTCTCCTTGACGCTCATGGTTGAGTTTTTGAATTGCTTCATCTCTCGCTCTGCGGCCTTAAGATCCTTGGCGAGGGATGCGCCTAAACGGGAATCGCCCGCCGAGAAGGCATCTTGTTTTGCCTTCTTCAGACGAGCGACCTTATCTTCAAGCTCTTTGAGGCGGTTCTTCGCCTCCTCTGAATTTAGCTTGATGACTGTAGTATATACTTCTTGTCTTGCCATTAGCGGTTGACCTGTATATAGTTGTTATATAAGATAGTGGAGTTGGGATTGAAATTGATCATCTTGATATTGTAGCCATCGGTTCCCCACTTCCACCATAGAAATCGATGTTTGTAATTGCGAGTTACAAGGCATTGCAAGCTGTCTCGCGCTCTATATGTAAGGATGGAGTCTGCAGTGTTGAGCTGAACGCTCAACCACTTGTCGCTATACTTGTATAGCGAATTCTCACGAAGCGTCTTGACAGAGCCTTCGGTGACTACCGATGTGCGCTGATCCGCCATTATCTGGCTGACCTTGATGTTGAGATCTTTCAGCATATTTCTGTCTGCTGCAAACTCCTTGTACTCATCAGGAGGCATCATAATGACCTTCTGCGTCACGACCTTGACTGAGTCACGGATGGTGTCACGCTCAGCTGGAGCATACTGCAGCTGAAGTTTGTTGAGCTGTTCTCGCAGGTTCTGCTCCGCTCGCTGCTTTTTATACTCGTAGTAACAGTCTTTGACTATGCAGGTCACCATCAGAAATACGAGGATGAACCCTAAATTTTTATTAAATCTACTCATCAGCTCAATCTCTTAAATGTCTGCGTATTCCGGAATAGCGTCGAAGCATGGGCATTCCTTGATGCGCTCCCATGGATCGACCACTCCATTGTGGTTCTTGTCAGGCGAGATGTCACGATGTCCCATGATCTTGGCATCAGGGTAGCGGCTTCTCAATTCCTTGAGCAACTCACGCAAACCTAGTTTCTGTGCCTCTGTGCGGTTGTCGATAGCCTTGCCAGTGCGGGATATTCCGCCCATGTATGCCACGTTGACGGAATCGTGATTGTGCCCCTTGACTCCGTTGGACGGCAGGTCTTCTGTCATGAGCTGCGTGCGCTTGCCGTCAGCGGTCACTACCCAATGGTAACCTGGATAATGCCAGCCTTTGTCTCTGAACTCCTTGAGCAAGGCATCGACAGTCCATGACTGTCGGCTTGCTGTACAATGAACGAAAATTTTCTTAATCTTGCGTGCCATTTTTATTGTTGAAATATTTATTGATAATGTCTTTAACTCTGGTGTCAAAAGTCAGTGCGAAACCAAAGACGGTTGCCACGTAAACCAGACTCTGCCCAAAGTACCACAAGACGTTAGACGTGACGTCGTGGGACATAAAAAAGCTGATGTACACGAGCACTATGCCAGCAAGCAGAACTATGCCAGCAGAGCTGTAGTGTATCCAATCCTTGGTATTTCTCTGCATATCTGTACCTGATTTTATCTGGCACAAAGGTACATATAATATAAGAAATATAAAAATACGGCAGGAAGAACGATTTTCCTCCTGCCATATCTGATAACTATGAGATATCCCGGTCGAGTAACTCTCTGGCCATCTGCTTAGCCTGCTCTCGCCACTCCTGGAATACCTGGTACTCTGTCTCGTGCTCCTTGTTTCCATCACCATGGTTGCACAGGATGGCTTCGACATCGCCTTGGCTGTACTTAGTACGAACCAGACCATTCACGAACTCGCGATAGCTTGCCGACTCAGCCTCAATCTTGGTGGAGCCGTCAATCTCTGTCCCCTCATAGCTGTAGGCTGTCACTGTCTTACTATCGCCATCAGACTCCGACATGGTGGTGTCTGGGTGATAGTTTTCTACTTTCTGCTCACTCAGGAACAGAAGAAAATGCTTGCTGTCATATCTCAAGTATGACATGCGGCAAAGATAAAATTTCTTGTGCATCTAGATAAACTTATAAAATTTCTTTCCAAACTTGTTGGTGAGTTCCGCTGCAACGGTGTAGAAGCCCTTTTCCAGCAGTTCCCACTCCTTGCGTGCCTGGTCAACCAGAATATCTGAGCCAGTAAAGAGCCACCACGACTCAGGTTGCCAAACCGGCTCCTCAATCTCATCGCCATGTTCATCGAGTTGTCCTGTCTTTCGGACGTGATCGATGAAACGGAAGCGGATGGCGAGGCGGTCCTTAGGCACCTTCTTGGTGACTATGTGCTTGACGCCCTGGTCGTCAACTTCTTCAATCTGCTCCATCTTGAAGTCGACTCTCGACTTATCTATCTTGTAATCCTCTATGAGGATGAGGAACTTGTCATAGTCCTCAATATTGTGGCACAGGATATCGCCTGGATGCTTCTTCTGTGCCATGCTCATGCCCTCGAAGGGAACCTCTCCCTTGCGAGCCTTCACAATCTGACCATACTTTTTCATACCGATTTTATTTAATAAGTTTTTTGTATCTGCGTGTTTGGCTAGGCCAAGCCTGGATGCTGCCTTGCGCCGGATCTGTTCATCGCTAAGTCCACGTTTGCGCAATCTTGCCACCTGGGCACAGAGTGTCTGCTTGGTGCGCTTGCGCAAAAGGGCATGGTCGGCAAAGATCTTCTGTCCACAGAAGTCTATGCCGTCACATGTACGATGAATATTCCAACTTTTATTGATGCTCAGCTTCCAGTCTCTAGCCAAGTGCATGACTGCAAGCTCCGCCATAAGGCGTAAGAAGACCTTATCTTCATGCATGATGAAGATATTGTCCATGAATCTATAATAATGTTTGAGTCCTTCGCGGCAAAAACGGTCGAAGCGCTCATTGAGGGATTTTACCCCCCCACATTTAATACTCTTGCCTGCTGCTCCGAGCGGCATGTGAGGAGCATGTCCGTGACGTAGCGAGCCTGCCAGTAGCCATGTTTTTCAGGATCTTGGAGTATATCAAAACACCGCATGGCGAGATAGTCAAACCTCGCCAGAAACAGTTGTCCCAAAAGTTGTGTGAGCTTGACACCCAGCACTATGCCGTTGGCATAGCTGTCAACGACCTCGTCAATGAAAGCAAGCAGCTTGCGGTCCTTGATATACAACCTATACTCTCTCTTGAGCAAATTGTGCTCAACATTCTGGAAATAATGGTGTATATCCATGGGCAAGCAATAGAATGTGTCTTGCTGTGGCGAGGTAAAGATGTCCTGCTTGATAATCTTGTAGAAGAAATGCGTGCCACGCCCCTTGGTACCAGCTGGACTGTTGTAAGGAATCTTGGCTCTCAGCTTATCTTCACTGGTGTGCATGGCTGCATGCTGAATGACATGATCGCCAACAGGCAACTTATTGACTATGCGATGCTTGGGTTTTTCAACCGGCTTGGCCTCATAGTCTGATGTATGCCAAGTCTGATGGGTATAGGCATTTAGCAGGGCTTGAAGATTTGCCTCAAACTCTGCCTCAAATGCTTGAACAGAGAGACGGGACTTCTTGTGTCGGGAAAAATCAAAAAATGCTTCACGAAAATTTTGCAAAGTCTCCACCTCCTGTGAAATGTTGCCTAACCTCTTCACTTGCTTTTAAATTTTATGTAAATATTAAAAAAAGGTCGGTGTCTGTATAAATGTCGGTGTCTGTGTCTGTTGTCTGCTTTTCTAATGTCCTAACTTTCGACCGGATGACCCATTGTCATCATCTACTTGCTATTCTGCTAAAGTGTATGTTTTGCCATGAGGCAAGGCCTGACTCCCGAAATCTCTGCAGCTAAGCAAACTAACCTGCAGTATCTTGTTAAGTTGAGGGCCGCACCGTAGTTCACATTGGAATCCGAGACAGCATTGTTCACGTTGAGCGTCGAAAGACCGCATTGACCACCATTGTTAGCGTTGCCACCACGAAGACACAGGCGAAAACCGGCGCAGGAATCACAGCCTGGTTTGAAAACCGCCTGCAAAGGTACTGAAAAAAATCGGAATGAAAGAATGTCAAAGAGCGAAATTTCAAAAAAATCGACCGCCCAAGGGCGGTAAGGTTTGCTCGCTACGCTCGCAGGGTGCTCAGGATTACCCTTGGTTCCGCTGGGAAACCTTGGCCAATCCTGCACACTCCAGCTCACATCAGCACACCTCTGTCCACTCTAGGCCGCCTTGTAATACACTGGTTCCAATGACCACTCGGATGCTGCTTCGCAGAGGGCCGCACCGAAGTGCACAGAGGAATCCGAGACAGCAACGTACACGCTGAGCGCCGAAAGACCGCACAGACCACCAGTGCAAGCGCTGCCACCACGAAGACACAGGCGAAAACCGGATGTCGCTCCACTATTGTTCCAGAAGTAGCTAGTCCAATAGGTTGTCTCGGTTCCACCTTTACGAGTCGGGAAGTTCTCCAGGTGCTCCATACACAGCTCCTTGATATATCCTTCACCTTTTGTCTCCGACTTGCTATAGGCAATCATGCCTTCAGCTTTGCCTATTGTCCAGGTACCATAGATGGATGGAGCAACGAGGTGTACAACCGATGTGTCCTCGTTGCACTGCACCTGCTCATCATCCATCATACGCCAGAGGTTGCCGAATCCATTCTTATATCCGAAGAAGCTAGGAATCTTGGCTGTATAGACTACGGTACCATCATCCTTTTTGACCTCATAGCTAGATTCACCGCAGGAGTCTCCGAGTTCGATGCCGACAGACATCGGGATGACCGGACGCCAGCCGTTGTATCCACCCCAGTCTGGCATCTGTGTCACGCCAGTGCCTAGACCACCTTGGAACAGACCATTTTCATCTTTAGCAGAATTGACAGCAGCCTGGTCGTAATGAGTACCGAAGATGACACCGAACAGTACTGCGATAGCCGCTGTATGGCGCATCGTTGTACAGAGCCAGCCTGTACCATTTTTGCGCGCTGCAGCTCGGAAGTACTCAGTAGTCTGCTGAGTTGCCGGTTTGCCAAGCATAGTGCGGTTCGTATTGTCGAGAGTCGCATCATTGTTTCCGCCTCGATATTCAGCACCATCGTTGATGTAGCTTACGAGCTTGCCAGTACTGCGCTCGAGTGTCGCAAATCCTGCTGCAGAGATGCTGCCTATCGGAATCTTGTAGTTGAACTCTCCCTGAATAGGCCAAGGACTAACCATTTCGTAGTGGAGTCTGCCTACGGTCTTGATCACCATATACCACTCTTTTCCCCAACCCCACTGATAGTGCCCCTCGGTACCATCGAGTTTGGCCGCCTCGCCAGTCGCATACTTGTAATGATCCTTAGAATCAAGCTTGCGACGAGTATGGTCATTCTTGACCAGATAGCAGCCAAGTCCGAGTTCCTGGTGTAAGTTCTGCAGGAGTTCGAGGGAGCCTACATAGGCAGCAGCCTTAGGCGTAGCGTTGTCGAGGTTCCACACTCGACCGCACCATGGATGCTGACCGAGCTGCACCGCATTTTTGATAGTCATCTGCTCAGACTTGCCCGACTTCTTATCGAAGACTTCGATAATCTTGTCGGTTGCAGACATGTCTGACTGAGGCAGGTCATCGACCTGCTGAGCATTGTCGAAGGCTGCGATGATAGCCTTCAGCTTCGTCTCTTCATTCTCTGTAAATGCCATATTACATTATATTTAATCGATTAAACAATTCGGATTTTATTGCCGTTTTTGCGAATTTTGCCTGTTGCAGAGAGTCGCATATATGGTTGTCTGACGTTGATTGTCACCTCCTGCCATAGCGGTGTGTTGGCAGGAGGAATCACCCAGAACTTGGTCTTGCCTGTACCCTTGACGGTCAGATTACCGGAAGGGTCAGACATAACGGAATTACCCTCTACTCTCTGATAGAGGACGCTCTGCGGCAAGTATGCCGGCAGGATGCTCGCCTCAATCTTCTGCTTCTGCTTGTTGCGGATGCTGATCTCAGTCTGATAGCTGAGATTCATGCGAGAAGGAGCGATGAAACCAGTTGCAATCTGACCTGCGAGACTGTTCATTTCAGCGATTTTTTCGTCTGCTCTCGATGCAGCTTCCGTTGCAAGCTGAGCCTTTTCCTCTGCAGCTGTAGCCTGCTGCTGTGCTTCAGCAGCCTGTGCGGTTGCTGAAGCGGCTGCAGTATTAGCAAGATTCGCAGCCTTGTTGGCATCATCGGCTGCGCTCTTGGCCTTGGTTGCCGCAGTCTTGTCAAGCCAGAGGCGCCAGGAATCGCTGGTGTCTGATGGCTCAGATGTATTGCCATCGATGAGAGATGCGTACACACCATTGGCGGTGTGGACGATGTCATTGGCATCGTAGCCCTGAATGGTCTCTCCCTCGAACTCGAAGGAATAGCCTTTGACCCACGCTCCCTTGTCGGTGAAGGCAACATTGCCCACCACAATGATATTCGTATTATCTGCCATTATACCTTGATAACTAATTTGTTTCTTCGTTTGACTACGTGCTCAGACACGTTAGAACCGTAGTCTATCATTAATAACTTGTTCCTGGACTGCCGGAAGGTTGGGTACATCGCACCACCTCTTGCGATGATACCGGTATCTTCGTAGGCGTGAGACTGCAGATTCCACCTCCACCAGTTGCCGTTATCTCCCATTTTAGTAGGATGCTCGTTGAGCTCCTTGGCGAGGTCTGTCTGCGTCTTAGAGCTCTCGATGGCGGTAGAAGTATTTGTCTCTCGCAGATGCTCTGCAGTTTCTCTCCTCTTCTCTGCACCAACTCTGCCCTGCTCTGCGACAACTCTTTTGGCTTCAGCGTCACTCCTATTCTTTTCAGCAGCCTTCCTGTCATTTTCAACATCGACTCTCAACTTTTCTGCTGATGCTCGAGCAGTTTCGGCAGAAACTCTCTTCTGCTCTGCTAAAGAACGTGCAGACTCAGCAGCAACTCGCTTGTTCTCAACATCAGCTCTACCCTGCTCAGCCTTGACTCTCGCAGCTTCTGAGGTGGTTCGCATCTGCTCTGCAGTCTTGCGAGTTTCCTCATTCTGCTCTATTGCCTTCTTGCTTGCAAGAGTGTCTGTAGTAGCTATCTTGGCTGCTTCGGTCGCAGTCTTGCTCGCTGCGACGGCATCATCTACTTGCTGCTTCTTTGTCTCCAGCCCCTCCCGAGCCTTGTCGGCATTGGAAGCAGCTGTATTGGCGGTTGCAGCAGCCGTATTGGCTGCTGTGGTAGCCTTCTTGGCTTCCACCAGCTCCGCATCAAGATATTTCGTGAATACCTTCATCGGTACGATGACCTGCTTGCGAGTGCCTTTGTTGTCATCGTAGAGGGCGGGAACAGTGTTGATATGGTCAAGATCATAGACCATTTCACACTCAAAGATGTTCTTCGAGTGAAGTTTCATCTGCTCTACAATATGCGGCCATAAGGCTATGCTGACCGAAGACCAATCAGAGTTCTTGATTGCATCTTCGATGCTGGTACCCACCTTCACATCGCTCATAAGCACCTCCTCTCTTATTCGGCATTCTTGATGCTATCAAGCCACTCCGGGATTGATGCAAGAATCTGAGCAGTCACTTCCTTGCCGACATCATCCTTCTTGATAGAGATTGCAAGATTGCCGTTCTCTACATTAATATTACCTAAATACTCACCATTCTCACTGCTGATGATATATCCTCTTATTATAGTTTTATCTCCAGCGATATTACGCTCGAAACTCACTTTCACACTCTCGTTGAGCTCAATCGGCTCAAATTCGGTTGTCACCGTCTGCTTTGCTGTTTTCATATTATAAATATTATATAAGTTATTAAAATCAAGACCAGTTCAAATCATATTCACCACTCCAGAAGACTCCGGCACCAAGGCTGGTTGGCTTCGGATTCAGGAATTTCGGATTTACGTAAGCGCACGACAGGCTTTCGCCACCTTTCAACTCATGCCAACCACCGATGTCTGCAAAATGAATTGTCTGTTTATCATTACCATTAATGACTCGCCATTCCTTGCCGTTACCCATTCCCTCGAATACGTAATAGAAATCAGAACTGCAATTAATGACAACCATATCAATCGCCATACCTGAAGCGTCTCCATATTTAGCAAAACCATACAGAGGTATTTTATAGTATCTTCTTCCTGATACCATACCACTTTCGAGTGCAATATAGACCCCAGTATCCTCTGTATTGTCAGCATCCTTGGTGTATATTCTCATGTGTGTGCCGAAAACCCATGCCATTGTCTTTTGCCGATGTCCGAACATGCCTCTGCACCAAACATCTGCCGCATAAAAGCGATAACCACGTTTTTGGGCACTATCATATCCCTGGTGATACATGTCTCCCGAGAACCACATTCTGCCATCCGAGCCAAACTGTATATTACCAACAACATTACCGTTGCTGTCAACACAATCAAGTGTTTTAAAACTGCCGTGTACTCCTGTAACCGTACCGCTGAATGTACCATTCTGACACCAAAAACTACCAGTTGAGTCAAGTTTAAAGTTCGGAGTTGTGATGGTAATCTGACCGCCCGAGAAGTTCATGCAATGACCGGTAAGATTTATCTTGTCGGCTTGGATGGTAGCATTGGAAATCATGTTTCCAGCTGTATCCTTCGTAATGAAAGAACTGATTTCACTTTTTACGACACCGCCTTTGTTTGTGAATGCCGTTGAGAAAAGCCCGGCAAATTCTTTATTCAATACCGCACCGGCAGACGCCAGCAGCTTGCCGTTTGCATCAAATCCTCCGGCAGCTACACTCCAGCTACTACTATTCTGCTTAACGGTAGTAATAGTAGAGGCGTAATCGCTTCTTATACCGCTGCCAACTTCATCTGCATGACTTCTAGCACTACTGATATACTTATTGAGCGTCTCAACGTTCGCCTTCAACTGTTCCTGCGTAGCAGCCTTGCCAACTGTCAGGGTGATGGTTTCAATATCATGCTGAATCTGTGTAATACTGGACGTATTCGCATTCACCATTTCTACAGTACTGGTAATTCTGCCAGATAACTGCTCGATGCTAGAGGATACTGTAGTGTTGTTAGCGTAATCTTGTCTACCTACCCACTGCCTGATACCCTCTGCTGTCTGACTGATGGATGATGTATATTCGCTTGTAACGGTACCATACTGATCCTTCAGCTTCTTGTCCACCGATGAGGTGATGCTGCTCGATGTCTGTACTATCAGCGATGAAGTATCTTCGCGATTCTTCTTATCTTTCTTATCTACATACTGCCTGATTTCACCCTTTTCTGCATCAAGCTCGAAGCCTACCTTGACTGCTTTCTTGTTGACTGTATCGATGTTCTCACCCAGCAACTTGATATTGTTGGCCGTCTGCACTATCTGTGTGCTCACGGTCTTGGACAGCTCGCTGAGCGGCTCATCGGTGAGAGATGCTATTGCGAGATAGCAATCACCGGTGTACTGGATGACGAAGTCACCTGTACCATTCCACACACCCTCTATAGGTATAGTCTTCCACGCTCCAGAGTATGCAACATTGACTGTTCTCTGCTGCAGGGTATTCTGTTTTCCCCTCACCTCTTCGCAATCAGCGAAGCCAATAGTCAACTTGCCAGCCGTCTTGGCATAGATGCGAACGCTGATGTATAGCTTGTCCTGCACATCGGTGTACCCTGCCTCTGTTGGAGGCAGCTCTGCGCTGCTCTTCTCCCCGGCAACATATTCTCTGTGAGTTCCTGGTTGTCTAATCAGCGCATTCTTCTGCCTGATGCCGCAATTCTGCATGCGGAGAATCTGCCTGCCATCCACCTTCTCCAGCGACACCTTGCGGTTTCCGCTTGCTGTAGGATTTCCGTTGACCATGACCGGCAATCCGGAAGCATCGAACCAGAAAACAGATTCGTCTGTAGTGTCGATATCCCATCCCGCTATGATGTTATTCTCTGAATCCGTAATCTGCTCGATGAATTGGCCATTTTCGAGATAATTCTTCTCATTAGTCAGCTCATAGCTGGTCTTTGAGAATCTCGAAGAGAACATGTTCTCTAATACCTGGAACTTGGTATCGATGCTCTCTCCGGTTCTGCTCAGGACGAACTCGCCAACCGCATAAAGGTTGTTGAGATATTCGCCGAACCCCTTTAGTTGACCAAGGACAGGATGTCTGATGCCTTTCAGACATCCAATCCTACCCTTCAGAGCTGAATCCGGATTTGTTTTCAAGCCGTGGAGAATATCTATATAAGGTGTATCGCTGCCTACGGTCATCACCTGAATAATGCCCTTGCGGTCTGGGTCAGACACGTTATCGACACGGACGAAGGTGTCACGCTTCTTGATTAGTTTCTCCGGTTTGGCTCCTGCCATGGAGCTTGTGAAGTTCTCGAATGTAACCCACGCCAGACGATCCTCTCCCTCACCTTCCGTGCCAACCTCTTTAACCAGGAGTTCGTAGTTCTTGGTGACATAATGGTCATTTTCCTCAGACGGAAGGCCATTATACTGCTGCACCATTATATAATCACCCTTGCGGAAGGAATTGTACATGCGGCCTTCCTTGGTATCGAGATACACCCTGCCGCTCTCTGCGTCGAAGTGATCCACCTCCATCATCGCAGTGAAGATGCGGTTGTCATTTTCTCCTAGCAGCTGAGAGATGATCATCTCGAAAATGCGCATTGAACCTCTCACGATGAGGTTGTCAAGTTCCAGGTTATATTTGTTCTCGAGAACACCAGCCGCATTCTCGACCGGCTCGTTCTTCAGCCGCCAACCTTTGCCCGTGAGGAATCCTGCAACGAAGTCCGGAGAACTGAGGTCTCCTGCGAAGACGGAGTTGCCTCCAACAGACAGGCCATTAGCGTTGACATCGTGAGCATCAATATCATGAGATGTGATATCGCCATTCTCGTCGAACTTGTAGCCTGCACCTACCCTCAGACCTCTGAGGAAGGTGATAAGACCGGCAGCTTCATCATTCTTGACCTTCGACAGATATTTGCCCTCGATCTTCTTCAGAAGCTCCTCGATGGTCGTATGCATCTCGTCTGAGGCGAAATGCAGCAGCGAGAGAAAAGCGGTGCCTATGCGGTATGCCGTATTGGCCTGCAGGCGTCGCTCATCTCTGATACCCTCGAATTGTGTCTGAAGATCATTCTTATCATATTCTACTGCCATATTGTTTTTTTGTTTGCAAAGATATAACTTCGATGAAATCGATAAAAATACGCTCCCTAGAGGTTGCGTGCTGCTCCTATGCCCCTGAATATCTCGGTGAGGGCTGATGCCATCAGACCATTGTACCGGTCGCCGTAGAAGGTTGCCTCATGCTCGTTGAGCTTCATGACAGATGAGTAGTACTTCTGAGAGAACCAGTCACGCCTGCCTTTTGGTTCGCCACCGGCGACACGACCGCCCCAGGCTGGACCCACCTTCTTCGGTTTATCGAGATTGTTGTCTCGGCGGTATTCATCGCCCAGGAAGTTGAGGTCGCCGTTGTTGATGCGGTGGACTTTCTCGCCTCCCTGTGCCTCGGTCCACTTGTACCATTCATGTGCCGGACCTACACCTGCAGCTACATAGATACCGTACTGCAGGAAGTTGTGCTCAATTGTGGTCACAGAGCCCTGCTCCAGGTGCGCCTTGATGGAAGCGTATAGGCGGCCGGTATCGATGGTACGAAGCCGCTCCATGCGCTCTCGCCAGTAGTCGCCCATTGCATTAGCCCATCCTCGCTCATATCTGAGGAGTTCGTCTACTGCTGCGTCTGCCATAGGCTCTCGTCATACTGTATGTCGATAGGTTCGTCTGATGTGACCATGAAGTAGAGTCCTGTGACGCCATTCATGGACCATCTGCCCAGTTCGCTCGAATAGACCTGCGTGAGGTCCAGAAACTCCATCTGTCCGTCGTATGCCTCTCGGCTCTTGTCGTATAGCATGCGGCTGAGGAACTGTCGGAAGATATATCTGCAGATATTCATTTTCGCCTCTCGGTCTGCCATGTCATCGCGCCGGTACCCTGCCAGGATCCAGACGGTATAGACGTTGCGGTCGAAGAAGCCCTCTCCGATGGAATGGGTGTTGCTGTCAACGGTGTCTGACACCATAATGAAGTTGGATGCCTTGCGGAACTGCTGCATGACTCCCTGGATAGAATCAGGTCCGGAACACTCTGTTGCGACAAAATTATAATCCCTGCAGGTTCTGCACTCGGCAGCCAGCTGCTTGAAATAGGCGATGGAATCGAAGATTTTCTCTGTCATGTTCTGAATATTTAATTGTTTTGCCTATTGCGCTTCCTAAACTCCTCTGCCTCCCGAGCCTTATTGTCCAGTTCCGTGAGTGCAGCCCAGCAGTCGGTATTGTAGACAGCCTGCAGTTTGGTCACGTCACCATCGGTAAGTGCCCTGATCTGCGCCTGCATGGCTGGCAGGATGTCCTCACGCCGCAGCTCGCCGCCCTCTCTGGCTGGTCTGAAGAAGTGAGGAAAGTTGGCGGCGAAATACTCCTTGACACTCGAGAACCACATGAAGACTCCGAGGAGTTCGTAAGGTTCAAATTTAGCGGTTTCACTGGCAGAACCGCCTGCTGTTCTGTACATGAGTTGCGCCATCTTCAGCAGGAATCTGTCCTCCTGCTTGAGCATGAAAAGCTGGTAGTTCTTCTCGATATTGAGGTAATCGTAGAAGCTGATTTCGTGAAGCAGGCTGTTTACTGCCTTCAGCTGAACGTCACTTGCGACCTGTAGAGGCCGAAAGTCCGTAAAGGAGTCGATGAAATCGAAGTTTTTGAGCAGAGAGAGGATTTCAGCAGCGCTGATGTATAGGACTCTCTTGCGCACTTTTCCAGTCTTAGCATCGCCATTTTCACCGCTTTCATCGCATTTAACGCTGCATTTCCACCCGGTTCTGGTGTACTTATGTACGGTAAGTCCGCAGAACCTTGCGAGAAGGTAGCATTTGACAACGGTATGATCCTGGAACGTCGACATGATGCTAAGGACATAGCGCAACTGATCCTCTGAAAGTTCCGCCCACGATGACGGCGCCTTGAAATTGAACTCTTGTGTACCATCTTTATACGTTGAAAACGAAGGCAGGTTTTGATTTTTCATTGTTGAACTCTTTGAAATGGTTAGCCTTATATGCCGATGAAATCGCATATAATGGGAATTTATCGAGATTTGCATCAAAGTATCTGAGCAGTCTCGTACGCTCGTTGGAATAGGCTGTCAGCAAACCCTCAGCCAGGAAGATCATGCATCTGCGCACCTTGAAGATGATTTCTACAGCGGTGTCATCCTTGTCCTTGGCTCCCCGCTCCATCTCTAGCAGATCATCCATCTGCTCGTCAGATATGACCCTTCGCATCACCCCATCAGCTTCGTAGAGTGCTGACAGTTTATCCTTCCACTGCTTGGATGATAGCTCCTGCTTCACCTGGAAGGCATACTGCTCGATGCTGAAGACCAGAAGCGGTATGCTCATTTTAGCCTGCAGGCTGCTTCCCCACCCTTCTGTTGCAGACAACAAGGTAATCATTTCGCCCTCCGCCTTCAAGCAAGCGACCATACACTGCTCTATCAGCGCCTCTACTCTCGCAGATGATGCAGGAGAGACCTCGTTGTTGGCAACTACTCCGAAGCCTGTCGGAGTGAGTACCAGGTCGAGATGGCGAACGTTGCCGAGGAATGCAGTCAGGCACACTGCCTTGACAACTGCAGCCGATAGCCGTTCATTTGTCTCCAGCGCTTCCTCACCAACGTAGCCGAGGAAGCGCTTCTGAATATTGTTGTATGCCTCATAGAAATGAGGTCTCACAGACTCGAACACCTCAGAGTGCGAGCTTGTCGCTACGAGGATGCTCTGCTCGAAGTCATCCTTGCTGATTTGAATCTTCATTTTTGCCATTATTGTTTGAAACTATTGATGTCTGTTGATCCTTATTCTTGTCGAGTGTCGTGAGTTCTATCATCGGCACATCTACGGTCACTCCTCGTTCGGCATAGCCATTGTAGTGGGAGATGACATGGTAAGGCTTGCACATGATGTCGTGGCAGGCCTTCTCGAGCGACTGCTTGAGTATGAAGAGCTCTCGCTTGTCTGAGCCGGAATTGTTCATCTGGCTCTTGCCGGGTGTGGCTCCAATGAGGTTGGGATGCACGCCATACGAGAAGCAGAGGGCATTGGATGCCTCGCTCATGTCGTCTGCCCAGTCGCCACCCTCCTTCTTGCTACCCTCGGAGAGGTTGATGATGCGCACCATGCGCTGCTCCTTGCCGTTTGGGTCGAAGTAGTAGCCCGTGATGAGTGCCTTGCCGGCATTCTCCGGTCCGCACACGAAGTTGATGATGTTGTCCTTCTCCTGCAGGATGCGCTCCTTGCGCTTATCCGGGTCGATGATGTCCTCGTTGTTGCAGAGCTCTTCCCAGTAGTCGCGGTGCACCTCTATCTGGATGCGAGGAGCGGACGTGTTCTTGATCATGTAGCGCTTGCCGATACCGATGAGACGGTAGATGTCGTACCAGGCATCGTCGAAGACGCTGGCATAGTATGGTATCGGATAGTACTGCAGTCCTGGTGTCGGGATGCGGGATATGATGGCAAACTTGCAGTCCTTGCCCATCTCGGGTGCCTTGCCCATGATGCCTGTGTATGGGTCGGGAGCCTTGCCCATGCGCGCCATGAGGTCGCCCAGCGGGTCGTAGAAGTCGAGCAGCGGAATGACCTCGGTATGTACCGGCGACATGACGTTGCGGAAGTCGCCGAAGAAGACATGCTCTATGCGCCCCTTGTCATTTGGTACCTCCAGGCGGCAATAAGAAACGTCCTTGTGGCGGATATTGACTATCTTGGAGTGGTCACGGCTCAGGATGATGACCTCTACCGACCAGAAGAAGAACTTCATGTCGGTGGCCTGCTGCATGAAGACCTCATGAATGGAGTTCTTCAGGCAGAAGTCGCGGATCTCGCTGTCGGTGGTGTCCTGCTTTGTCTCCCGGTCCATGAAGCGTAAGCCCTGCCCGTAGCAGCACTGGACGTTGAACGCCATGGCTCGCTGCGCCACCATGTTGCGGCGCATCAACTGCTGCAGGATGTATGGCATGTCGTTGTCATCGCCATAGTTGATATACTCGAAGAGTTTGCCGTCTGAAGTCTCCAAGATGCCTGTAGTGGCATCGCCCACTTCACCGGAGCCCAGGAAACTGGTATCCTTCCCATACTGCTGCTCGATGGTGGTGGAGTCTGTTACCCTGCTCACGCCCTCTGCCACGAGAGCGTAGCGACTGTAGGAACCGCTGGCTCCCACTTGCTGAAGCTGATATTTTTTCTGTTTCATGTCATAAATATACTGGTAAGCCCAGGAACTGGTGAATGTAGATGTCCGGAACGGTGCGAACCTCGGCATTTGCCGGGTTGACGAGGCGGTGGAATCCGCCACGCCAGCTGCTGCCCCTGACCAGCCATCCTGTATAATCGACGGTCTCGCCGTCTGATGTCCACGCCTTCAGGTTAATGGTAGAGCGGTCTCGCTCTGCCTTGGCCAGTAGGCGCAGCACCTCTGTGAGGTGGTAAGCCGTGCGTCTCATCAGTTGAAGGTGTTGTCAAAGGTGTTGTCGAAGATACGACCGGCACGCTGCAGGTCAAGCACGTTGTGCTGGCGCTGGGCGTAGGTGTAGCTGAAGGTGAAGCGTGGCACGCTGTCGCGCAGGTTGTCGCGCTTTGACTTGGAGTCAGACAGGGTGACACGCTTGCCCACCTTGGCAACGCCGCCGATGAAGTTGACCAGATAGACCTCGTCTGAGCGGAAGAGATCATCTGCCCAGTTTGCCATGTCCGTGCCCAGATAGCCCGTATCGGCGTTGAAGGTGCGCTGCTCTGTGATGCGGTAGTTTACCCTGATGCCGCCCATGTAGGCTGCATCGCGGGTGTACTGCGGATCAACCTCGTGCTTTCCCGTGCAGTAGATGAGCTCCTGGCAACCGAACGAGTTCGTGAAGAGCAGAGTCGGTGCCACGTCACGCTCCTCGCTGTCTATGATGAGGGTCATGGAGCGTGAGCCTGCCTCTACCACGTAGTAGAGAAGGTCGGTGCCCTCGGTCTCGAAACGAGACGGAGAAACGTCGATGGTGGTGTAGATTTCATTGCCGCCGACGGCTGGTGCGGTAAACGGTTTCGTAGATTTGTCGGCGTAGTGTGCGGTGACTGTTGCCGAGTCCTTGCCCATGTAGTGAAGATACTCCAGTCGCCCCATGTAGGTGGTCTTGTGACCCTCCAGCAGGGTGAGGAAGTGGGTATTGAGGAATGTAGAGCAGTCCACGCCCACGATGTCCACGGTGGAATAGTAAACCTTCAGGGTGGCTTTCTGCGTATCGGTGACTGTAGCCGAGTCGGTGTCTCCGGATTCCGGAACCTGCTCCTCGGCGATGGTGATGGTGGCTGTGACTGCCAGCCTCCGGCGTGCATAGGGACGGAAGATGTCGGCAAGGTCGCTCACGGTGACCTCTCCATCGGCTGGATAGAGATACTCATCGTAGATGATGTCGTCACCTATCTTGATGGTGACGAGCAGGCGCGTCTTGGCCGTGAGAATATCGATGTCGGGGAGGTTCTCAAGGAAGAAGCTGCCCGACGGAAGTGATGTGATGGTCATATATTATCTTTTTTGATGCAAAGATAATATGGAGGGGATAAAAATAAAAATACGGCTGACTACCCTCACGGGCGGCCAGCCGCTTCAAAGCTTTTCAAAACTTTGTAAAATTTTTCGTGCTGCAAAGGTACGAAAAACTATTCATAATACATGGTAGTACTTGAAATTTATATGAGTTTTTAACTTAAACCAGGCTATCCGGCTTGACAACTCTCTCCCATATAGCCCATGCCACGGTGCCGTCTGGCTGCGTGGCTACCTGGTAGTCATGCGCCTGCAGGTACTGGTTGATGGCTTCTATACTGACACCGCCCATGTCATCAAGTTCCGTGGCGATGTCCTGGGTGGTCTTGAAACTCTTCTTGTAGTCGAGACCGGTGTCTGCATCCTTCATAGGGAGGTTGCAGCGGAAGTGGAAGTAAGCGTTGAGCAGATCCTGCTCAAACTGCTCGCTGTCGAAATAATCTGTATTTCTTGGCATAATATTCTTTTTTTAAAGGGTGAAACTTAAATACTGTCTCCAGGGTGCAGGCGGTACAATGCCGTCTCATAGAGGTCAACCCAGTAGCCCAGACGGGATGCCCAAAGGTCGTATTTGGTCTGAAGTCTGGTAACACGAATCTCCTCTCGCTCCAGTTCTCTGAGGTATCTGCCGACAATGCGGTGGCAGTCTTGATTAACACAGTATCTTGACTGAATCTTGGCGTACTCCACTAGCTTGTATAGCTCCTTACGCTTGATATCAAGCTCCCACCAGCGTCTTTCGAGCGCAGCGCGAATGCGACGGCGGCGGAAATATAGCAAGATAACGTCTTTCTTGACTTTCTTCTTATTCTTTTTCATGCCTAATCGTTGTTTATGGTTTTCCACTTGGCCAGAGTCATATTGAGTGGCTTAGCCTCCTTAGCTCCATATCGAAGAGCAAAGTAGCGATGATCATGCCATCGGATAACAGTCTGCTTATGTGGAGCATCCTCAATGAATGCAACAGAACCAATAGTCTTGTTGTCTCTCTGAAATTTGAGCTCCAGCTTATGGGCGTTCATACTTTTGCCAATATTCATGAAGTACTTGCACTTGCTGATGTCCTTTGTAGTCAGCTTTGCCGTGCGTCTTCTGCGGTTTCTACTTTTCTTCATCATGCTACCTCACCTCCGAAAATGAAACCACCAATCATGACCATCGCCATCACAGCTGCGAAACCAACCATGGTGAGCACAACCTCTCCATAGGTCACGGTCTCCTCGCAAAGACAGGAGAAGGTCTCGCTCTTTGTCTTGGCGAGTTTCTTGATTTCACACTTGAGGGTATTGATACCCTCCTCAACGCTGATGCCTGCAGGTCTCACCTGCGCATCACTTAATAAAATAGAATTCTGCATATTGCATCTTCTTATAAGCATTAACAGCCGATTGTACAAAAGGGTGGCGGCTGCATTCCCCGTTGCTTATAAGAAGATGACTCATCCGGATGGATATTTCAATTCTTACGGTTCATGCAGCCGCCATGTATTGGGCATATCTATTTTCCCAGTTGGAAAAAATTATTTTCCCAGTTAGAAAAAAAGATTTTCCTAGGCATAAAAAAAGCCTGCGGCTAGAAGCCATAGGCGATAACGGTCACCCAGCCGGATTGATTACAATCTTCTTATAAGCGTTGGCAAAGGTAAGAAGAAAATTTGAAACCGCCAAAAAAAAAGCGAGAAATTTTAGAAGAATCTGCAGGGAATATGTTTTAGAGCATAAAATCGGGGTGATTTGAGGAGGAGAAGGAATAAAAAGGAATGAAAAGGAATGATTTCCGTGAAAATTCCACTAAATTCCCCGATATTCTCCATTTTTCTCCGAAATTCTCTGATTTTCTCCAGAAATGACCGCAAAAACGACCGAAAACGACCGGAAACGACCGCGAAAACGGGTCATCCGGCAAGAGGTTGAGGAATGAAAAGGAAAGAAATGGAATGATTTTCCACGCATTTTCCTCGATTTTCCGCATATTTTCCGTGTGCTTTCCGCATAAAAAAGCCCCCGATGCGTCACGCACGGAGGGCTCAGAGATCTTAACTAAATTTCCTACATAATTATATGAAAACTGTCAGCGAACTAAATCACGGCAGTCTGCATTTCTTGTGAAATCTGACGCAGACAGTCCAAAATCTGCTGCTTGCGCTTCTGGCTAGGTTCATGCTTACCCATGGCATACTGGCGCATAAGTGATGCATTGACACCCGCCTTTTTCGCCACTCCGCTCATATTGAGGTATGAGTAATAATCGAAGAACGAACCGATGTCAAACCGGAACACGAACTCCAGCTCAGGCATCTGCTTGCCCTCCTCTTCAAGAAGCTCCTTGATTTCCTTCTGCGCCACATACATATCCTCAATAGCTTGCTTGGCGGTATTACCATACCCAGCAAGTGCAAAGTCTGGAAGCTCTTCAACCATGAAGCAAGAGAAGTTCTTCTCCTGCTTACCTTTCTCTACCTGTATCGTTACTTTTGTTGCCATACTTTTAAACCAATTAAAAAGAGACCTTAAAACCAACCACTCCATCCGTCTCAACGAACTTGGTCAACTAGAGAAAAATTGCCGGGCTTAAAGCCCGAGCAATCTTTCTAGAATACTGTCGTAAGTCTTTTTAGGGACTTCCCGACTGCCATGTCGTGGAACCGGACATTTGAGTCCTGTAATAGGACTATACCAAACATCGTGATTTCCACCATGCCGAACAATGAAGCATCCCGCTCGGTTCAGCTGTCTAACTAGTTGACTAGTTTTCATCTTATGTAAGGAATTTAATTAATTAAAAGATCTCTTTGTCTGAAAGACGTTGCAAAGATAACAAAAAAGTTATGTTCTACCAAATAAAAAGATAACTTTTTTGTTATATCTAGTAAGATTTAACATTTTGGGCTTGAAAATTCCATGAAATTCTCTGTTTTTCCACGGATATTCAATAAAATTCCGTATATTTGCATCGGTTTAACGAAATAATATATATTAAGGTATGGAAGAAAATTTTATCTCAAAAGAAATGCGCAATTTTATCTCCATAGAATTAGCGCAAACACTTTTGAACAGAGCAGATCTAAGGCTGTCAAGTTCTCTTGAGCAACTCAGAAAATCGACAGACAGGGCCTATACCCTGACAGGTTTTCTGCTGACGTGTTGCACAGGCTTGACCGTATGCATCGTAAACACCCGAAATCCGATATTGTTTTTGACAGCATCCATACTCTGGGCAGGCATCAGTTACGCCCTGTGGCAAATGTTTGCCAAGGTTATCTCAATACACGGTTTCAAGCATGCAGGTAGCTCGGCAAGAGGTTACTTGCAGGACAAAAATATAGGTTATTCCAAAAGGCACGCCAATGGAGACCTGGTCGCAGCGAACGAGATCTATCTAAAGAACTGCTTGTTGGATAGCATAGAATATGCAGAGTCAGCCTATCAATACAATAGGCAACAACTCTCAAACCGCTGTGGAGTCATAGATAAGGCAATGAGAGCCATCAAATGGTCTGTAGGCGCAGACTGTTTGATAGCCCTCATCATAGAGGTAATCAAGCTCCTAAGGTTTGGTATGTCCCTCATTTGAGTATCCACTGCCATCATCACTGGAGTGGCTCCACTCATCATCGTTTAGTTTAATAATTCTCATATCAAAAACTGCTTAAATGAAGTCCCCGGCACGGCTCTGTGCCGGGGACGATGTGTTAAATAAAGATAGCCTAAATAGCAAGGCTAAGCGAGCCAAATTTCTGAGCCATATCCTGCAAGGCACCTCTGAGAGTAACAAGCTCATCAGGAGTAAACTGCGATGCCTTTCCGTTGACTATGTTTCCGTTCATCTTATGTGCCAGCCAAGAGCGAGACTTGCCAAAGTAAGCCTTTGCGATGTAGGCCATGGAAACCATATCTGTAATCTCACCAAATTTCTCAGCCATGGTCAGTTCCTTGACCTTCTGCTCTGTGGTCTTAGCCATGTAGCCCACAGCCACGGCAAAAGCCTTAGGGTCTGACTCCTTGAGTGCATCCATCTGACGGCGAACCTCCGCCTTATCCTCTGCGGTCTTGGCAGCTCTGTTTTGTGCAGCCAAAGCCTTCACCTTATCAATCATCTCTGTATATTCCATAATCTTATATTTTTTAAGTTTAAAGGAATGAGTGCCCCCGAAGGGGCTTTCTCATTTCTTTTTGTTTTTAATTTTGTTTTGCAACTCTGCGATTTCTTTTTCTGCTACCCTCTTGAAGGTATCGGGGAACTCTTGCCAATACTCTAGGTAGAAAAGCAAATCGTCTTCATTTTCCTTGAGTTCCTTAGATTTTCGTCTTGCCATATACTATCTTTATTAACACGATGCAAAGGTACTAAACTTTTGTTGAATAACCAAATATTTTCGTGATTATTTTCAACATTTGTGTAGTATTTAACATTTCATCCCCATCAAACACGGTTTTTACCTCTTTTTCTCATCATTCTTGAATGATGTCAAACAATGTTATTACCTCTTTTACCCCGAAATGCAATGTAGGGGTTCGCTCGAAAACGGCTCGTTTCTTGTGGCAATTTCATGGAAATTGGCATAAGTAGCCGTTTTCGAGCGGGCAATCAATGGCAATTGATTGCAAAATTTGGGCATTATGCACAAATTTTCCACGGTCATTTTTGCCAACTTGCTAAAAATCATGGATTTTTAGCAAGTTGAAGCAAAAAAGGGCGTGCCTTGCTGTAAGCATAGCCCCCACCGCCCTACGCTCGGAGGCAATTGCCACGGCTGACTGGAGCGGTATATGTAAGGGATTTTTCTTGTGGCAATTGCCCCTATCCCCGACTGCTGCCCCGAATTGCCATCGCTCTCGCTATCTCTATCCCCTTCCTTCATCCGCGGTTATCAGCAAGTTTGCAAGCAAGTGAAAGGGCAACGTGTTCCCATCACGTTGCCCATAGTGCCTATAGTCTGCCCTTGTCGTGATAGCTGTAGAAGCTTCCGTCTGTGATGATGACGTGGTCCATGAAGAAGATGCGCATGATTTCGCATGCCTTCTTTATCTGCATGGTCAACTGGTCATCTGCTCGGCTCGGCATGGCGTTGTGGCTCGGGTGATTGTGGGCGAATGCCATGATAGTTGCCCCATGCTTCACTGCTGCCTGCATGATGATGCGAATATCTACCGATGTCTCCGTCAATCCTCCTTCGCTTATCTTCACGTGCTTGATAAGTCGGAAGTTTTGATTCATCAGCAGCAGGTGTGCCTGCTCGACCTTAAGGTCTGCCAACTGCGGCATAAGATAGTTGTAGATGGCTAGACTGCTTCCTAGGTCTGGCTTTGTCGGCATGCGCTCTAGTGCTCTGCGCTTGCCTAGCTCGATAGCTGCGAGTACTGCCAACGCCTTGCAGTCGCCTATTCCCTGCACCACCTGCATTTCGTCCATGGATAACTTTGAAAGGTTACTCAGGCTTCCGTCTGCGATATTCATCAACTGCCTTGCCTGGCTTAGGCTCTCGGTGGTTCCGGCTCCCCGATTAATAATCATGGATAACAACTCAGTGTTACTGAGAGTATCAAATCCGTAATTAGCCGCCTTGAACTCCGGACGCTCATCTGCTAGAATATTACTATACTTCTTCATTACGCTACATTGTTTATATGGTTGAACTTATTGATTTTTACTCCCTGCGGGAAACATCTCTTTGAACGTGCTACGGCTTCATAGAATCCTTCTTCCATCTCCTGCAAGATACCTCGGTTGCTGATTGGGCAGTGGTGGATGGTTCGACCTACGAAGATTTCACGCTCCACGTAAGCACCTGCCGCTTCTAACTGCTTCTTGAAGCTTTCGATAGTCTTTCCGCTAGTCAAGAGGTCGTCGAATAGAATCACGTTCTTGCCCTTGAAGAAGTCAGCATTGATGCTGACATGAAAAAGTGACTCGTTGACGAAGTGGCTACCTCCGTTGTGGGTAGGCTTGCGCTCGCCGTAGATGCTCACGTGCTCATTTGCGGTTGCGATGCCTGCTGCATTCAAAAGGGCAGCGAGATAGCCGAATCGCTTGTTGTACTTCCATTGTGCACTTGTCGGGGCAAAAACGACCACGAAGTCCTTTAATATGGTGCTATACTGCCTTGTCAGATAGCTGATTAACAACTCAGCGCAAAAGCGTGTTGCAGCTGGCTTGCCTGCCTTGAAGTCGTAGATGAAGCGGTTGTTTGCCATCTGCTGTGCCTTGTCAACGCAAAGGTTGATGTAAGCATTCGGAACGTACTCAAAGAAATAATTCTGTCTCATATCGAAAAATTTATAAAGCTTGAAAATTGTATTCTGGTAATGTTTGGGAGTCCAGAGATTTTTCCCACTCCTGCTGTGGAGTATTTTTTTAATTGCATTCCGTTCAAAGCCCGGTGTGCCCTTTCGATTTTTCCTGTGCTTCAAAATGCGCTGGCAGAGGCAAACAGGTGTGGGGTTCTGTGTTAACAAAAGGTAAAGGTTTAGTGAAACGTGAAGAACCTTTGGCTTTTGTTAACCCAGGTTCATACACAGGTTTGAATCGCCAGCAGCTAACTTTGCACAGGAAATTTCGGATGGGAACACATGACGGGCGGCGGAGAATGCAATAAAAAATGTACGGAACAGCATCAAACAACCATCGCCCAAAAGGCGATACCGCTTCTGCAGCAAGATTGAAAAACACAAAAAAAGGCCGCCAACTCTCACGAGCTAGCAGCCTCAGATAAAATAAATAAAACCTAAAACCTAAAACCTAAAATATAAACTAAAAAGAACGAAATGTCTATCGAGGGTAATAGTTGCTCATGCCTCCCGTATAGAGGACGGTCTGAGGGAACTTGTCCACGCCAATACAGACGGTATCGAAGGCATCGGAGAAGTCGGTGCGGTTCTCCAGCCTGTCCTCGTCTGTCTCCACGAGTTTTTCGCCTCGCTTATCCTTGCCGTTGTTATAACAGCCGGCACTCTCGATGGAGATGATCAGATCCTCGTTGTTGTCCTGGTTGATGAGGACCATGTGGCGCGCATGACCCTTAAACATGCGGTCGATGAGCAATTGTTTCTCAAGATGGTTCATCGGCTTGCCGATGTAAACCTCCGTAACGAGCCATCCATTGCGTCGGAGCACCTTGGTGATAATCTGGTAGAACTTATCGTTGTGAGTTGCATAGGAGTTGCCCACAAAGGTGGCATCGTAATAAAAGATGACTCGTTTGTTCTTGAGATACTTGTAATAATCACAAAAGTCCTGAGCGAGCTCAGGCAACTTCCGGTCATACTTGACATAGAATGAGTTGACGATGCGCAACTTGGTATCTGACCCCACCTGCCCGACAACGAGACAGTTGATGTTGTTGTTGGCATCGGAACCGAGGACCAGCGGTAAACCGTCCTCCAGGTCGCCATCCATGCGGCAGTCCGGCTTGTCGTGCTTAGGGTCGAACTTATACTGCAGGTCATTGAGGAACCTGGTGTTCGGTGCCGTATAGAAGTTGCGATCCTCATCAAGCCCGGAGTAGAAACCATCCTGTGCGATGCCTACATGCTGGCACATGATGCTCGTGAGGAAGGTCATCTTTGGCAGGTCTCGCTTCATCTGTCTGATGAAGTCCTCGCCCAGAACTGCGAGGTTCTGAATGCTCGAGCACCTGGAATACACCAGGGCATAGGAGCGGAGGGAGTGCAGAACCTTCTCGTATTTCTGCACCTGCGACATGTAGTAATCGTACCGCTCTGGGTGAGCAGCCAGCTTGTTTCGGATGCTATGCAGATGCACCAGTACCGTCTCGAGAGTAGCAATCAGCTCCTTATCCATCTTCTTCTCCCACGACATGAACCAGGAACCTTTCTTTGTTGCTGAAGTATCTGAAGTAATGGTCAGACCATGGTGGAGGCAGCAGTCACCGAACAGCTGCTTGTTGCCTCGATTGGCAGGGAGCGTCTCATTGTTAAGCTGCTCCCAGTCGATAAACTTCGCCTCGTCGATAAAAACATGGTCGAGTGAGAGGGAGTTGGAGGTACCGCTGCGGTCCTGAGAGATGATGTTGAGGTAGCTGCCATTATAGAAGGCTACGGTATTTTCCCAGTTCATGGGCTGAAAATGTGGTTCCTGCCAATGCAGCGCCTTCCATGGTTTCTTGCCCACTATGTAGTGGACATCGCGTTTGTAGCCCCACTCCTCGAGGTGGACCAGAGCTGAAGGAAGGATGTTGGTCTGGCATCGCTTGACCGACGGAGCCACCATG